AACAGACTTAAGAGCAAAAGCAAAAAAAGCAAGTGGCGAAAAAGCCAAGATGTTGCACTGGTGTGCTAACATGAAATCGGGAAGATCGTAAAATGAAAATATTTGAAATAACAGAAGCAAAAGTAGAGATGTGTCCAGAAGCATGTTGCGGTAAGCCTGTAACAGAATGTAAGTGCGGACCTGACTGCGAACATTGTGATTGTCATGCTAAGAACAAAAAAGTAGACGAAGGTTACAAGTCTAAATTACGTAAAAAAGCAAAACACGCAGGTAGACGATCAGGACGTAGATCAAATAAAAAATTAAGAGATGAGTTTCAAGACATTGGTATAGCAACAGAAAAAGACGATCTCGGCAATTTAATAAAAACTGGAGTTAAGGGATCTTACGATGTTGTTGCAAAAGCAGTTAAAGACTACGAAGAGTTAATTAGAAATAATCCTAATCATCCTAAAGTGCCCCAAGTAAAGGCAGAGTTAGCTAAACTAAAGCCAATGCTTGCAAAAGCACAAGCAGGAATAAGCGAAACAATAACATCGGGCGGTACTAGTGCTAGTTCAGTTGCTAACGTTTCAAACCCTAGTATAACACGCAACGTTAAAAAACCAAAAAAGAATAAAAACGGTACAGCAAAAAATGCTCAAGATTCAAATAGCAATTTAATGACCGGTCAGTTAATAAAACGATAAATACTATATAATAAATTGGAGTGCTTCAATGCGAGATAAAGAAATAAAAGAGAGTTTAGCGGATATGGCCGGTATGGCTGAGCGTGATCACGAAGTGCAAATGGCTCGAGCTGACCTATATAAAATTGCAAAGTATGCCATTAAGCTGCACGACATGATGAAGCAAGTTACTGAAGCAGACGGAATTGAAGGGTGGCAGCAAGCTAAGATTACTAAGGCTGCTGACTACATGGATAGTGTGTACCATTCATTAGATTATGATATACAATTTAATCAAGGTGACGAGGAAGCACCGGCAGTTGATATGAATTATGAATCTCAAATGGGAGAAGCACTTAACAAGAAACTAGCATCGAAACTTTCTGAGTCTACACAAACTTGTAACGAATGTGGTAAAACTATGTTAACTGCTTCCGAAAAGAAAGAACTTTCAGATCTTAAAGAAGGCAAGCGTCACGGTAACAGCAACATCTACAAGAAGTGCTGGAAAGGCTGTACTAAAGTAGCAGGTAAAAAACGCGGCGAGCCTGGCTCGTGTAAGTGTGATTAAGGAAAAGTTATGGACTTTAACGCACTTCAACAAAAATTATTTGCACTTGACCCAAGTGATCCTAAAGAAGACCTAGCTAAAATGCGGGCAGCAGCAGAAGGTGGCGGCTTAGGAGACATTCCTGCAACAAAAGACTATGTTACTGAAAGTGTAAATGTTGCAGAAGGCAGTATGCCACTTGATTTAGACTTATCAAGCTTTGCAGCACTAGCAGGTGTTGCTATAACTGAATCACAAAAAACTGGTAGTGCAGGACAAGCTAAAGCAAATGCTCCTATACCTAAAGCAGAACTAGGACGTACTAAACATCCACTAAAAGACCAGTTAGTAGGCGAAGCAGATGAAGACCGCATCACAGCATTAGAGCGTAGAATCGAAGCACTTGAATCAATGCTTAGTGAAGGAGACGGACGTAAGAAAGGTATCCACGGTAAAGGACATCCTATGCGTAAGAAACAACAAGCCGCAATACACGCCGGTGAATCGACTAAAAAGAACGACACATTATCAATTAAAGAGCAATTAATGAAAGCTCTAAACGACTACAAATAACCTAACAGCTAATACATTAAAATAAAGTCAAGTTTTTACTTGACTTTTTTCACGATCTGCGCTATAATAATATATAACAAACAACAGGAGAGACCTATGAGTGATCGTACCTATGGTGCAGAAGAAAAAGCTAAACTTGAACGTTTGGTTAAAGAAGGCGTGACAGTTCTACAAGAAGTTGAAGATCTTAATATGGGTCTTAAAGAAACAGTAAAAGCTGTTGCTGAAGAACTAGACATTAAGCCTAGTCTAATTACAAAAGCAATCAAAATTGCGCAGAAGCGTGACTGGGATAAGCATGTCGATGCATATGATGACCTAGAAACACTAGTTGCTACAGTTGGTATTGATAAGGTATGACCGTGATTAAAGAGTTCTGGATTAACAGCTACACAACAGACAAAACTGCATTTGCGTTTGAGCTTATAAGTTTTATCTTCACTGTAGCCGCAAGTTTAACACTTGCTGTTAACGCAAGAGATCCAAATATGCTATTCGTTTATCCAGGATTCTTTATTGGAGCAGTTTCACAATGTTATGCGGCTGTACGTAGAGGTGCGGCCTGGGTCATGTTGTTAACAGCATATTTTGCAGTAGTTAATGTATACGGATATGGAGTTGCCGCGTTATGGTGGTAAAGCCCTATCAATGGCTAGCATGGGTAGCAACTGTTTGTTTATTAACAGCCGCTACTCTAGCTGCATTTAATGTTTACCCTTTGTACATTTGGGCTTTCATTATTAGTAATAGCCTTTGGATACTTGTTGGTGTCCTTTGGAAAGAACAAAGTTTAATTGTTATGAACGTAGGACTAACCGTAATTTACATTGCGGGCTTATTGTTCTAATAATTAATAATATAGAGTCGCTCACTTTACGAGCAGGTTTAAGGTTAGTTGGCCACAAGCAACAAGGAGAATAAATGAGTTACGTAGATGCAATGTTTGACCGAGATTCCGATATTATTCGGGCAGTTGAACGCAAAGACGGGAAGAGAACTTTCCGCGAATACCCTGTAAAATATACATTTTATTATAAAGACCAAAAGGGCAAGTACAAAAGTGTGTACGGCGACCAATTAAGTCGCATTGTGTGTAAAAACACTAAGGACTTCCGCAAAGAAGTTGCAATCAATAGAGACAAAGAACTGTTTGAAAGCGATATTAATCCAATCTTTCAGTGTTTAAGTGAAAACTATCTTAATCAAGATGCTCCTAAGCTAAACATTGCTTTCTTTGACATTGAGACTGACTTTGATCCAGAGCGAGGCTTTGCTGATCCTAGTGATCCGTTTATGCCTATTACAAGTATTAGTGTGTATTTGCAGTGGCTTGACACAATGGTGTGTATTGCTGTACCACCTAAAACACTTACTATGGAAGAAGCACGTAAAGAGCTTGAAGGCATTGACAACGTAATGTTGTTTGAAAAAGAAGGTGATATGATTGACACTTTCTTAACATTAATTGAAGACAGTGACGTACTAAGTGGTTGGAACAGTGAAGGATATGATATTCCGTATACTGTAAACAGGACTGCAAGAGTACTAAGCAAAGATGACACACGTAGATTCTGCTTGTGGGGACAACTTCCTAAGAAGCGTATGTACGAGAAGTTTGGTAAGGAAAGTGAAACGTTTGACCTAGTTGGGCGTGTACACTTAGACAGTTTGAACTTGTATCGTAAGTACACTTATGAAGAGCGTCACACATATCGACTAGATGCTATTGGTGAAATTGAAGTAGGTGAGAACAAGACGCAGTATGAAGGTACACTTGACGCACTTTACAACAACGACTTCCGCAAGTTTATTCAATATAACATTCAAGATACTGCACTACTTGACAAGTTGGATAAGAAGCTTCGCTTTATTGATCTAAGCAACGAACTTGCGCATTCTAATACTGTTATGTTGCAAACTACAATGGGCGCTGTTGCTGTTACCGAACAAGCAATTGTTAACGAAGCACATCACAGAGGTTTACAAGTTCCAAATCGCAAAAAACGTGACGAAGAAGCTACACAAGCTGCTGGTGCATATGTTGCGTTTCCTAAGAAAGGCTTGCACAAGTGGATCGGTTCGATGGATTTGAACTCACTGTATCCTTCAGTGATTCGTGCAATGAATATGGCACCGGAAACTGTTATTGGACAAATACGTCCGGAGATTAGTGACGACCGCGTACACACAGACATGTTCTTAAAGAAGAAAACCTTTGCTGGTAGTTGGGAAGGTAAGTTTGCTACTGAAGAATACGATGCAGTTATAGAGCAGCGCAAAGACATTTCACTAACTATTGACTGGGAAGACGGTCGTAGTGATGTACTAAGTGGTGCTGAAATCCATAAAGTAATTTTTGATAGCAATCAACCTTGGATGCTAAGTGCTAACGGTACTATTTTTACTACAGAGTTTGAAGGTGTTATTCCAGGTATCCTAAAACGGTGGTATAGTGAACGTAAAGACTTGCAGAAGATGCTCAAGAAAGCAAAAGACGCAGGCAATGAGGCAGAGATTGAGTATTGGGATAAGCGACAGTTGGTTAAGAAGATTAACTTGAACAGTTTGTATGGTGCTATTCTTAATCCAGGATGTAGATTCTTTGATAAGCGCATCGGACAAAGTACTACACTAAGCGGACGTACAATTGTTAAGCACATGAGTGCAGAAGTTAATAAGACTATTACAGGTGTTTATGATCACACTGGTGATGCAATGATCTATGGTGATACTGACTCTTGTTACTTTAGTGCGTGGCCGGCTTTAAAAGCTGATGTAGAAGCAGGTAAGGTTCCTTGGAGTAAAGAGAATGTTATTACACTTTACGATCAAGTATGCGAAGCTGCAAACATAACATTTCCAGATATGATGCAAAAAGCATTTCATTGTCCAAAGAGTAGGTCAGACGTTATCGCGGCAGCTAGAGAGATTGTTGCAGAAAGCGGATTGTTTATTACTAAGAAGCGTTATGCGGCTCTAGTTACAGATATTGAAGGCTTTAGAACAGACACAGATGGCAAGCCGGGCAAAGTAAAAGCAATGGGCTTAGACTTACGTAGAAGTGATACTCCTGTGTTTATGCAAGAATTCCTAAGTGAGCTATTACTTATGGTACTTACTGATAAGCCACAGAAGGATGTACTTGATCGTATTACAGAATTCCGTTTACAATTTCATGAACGCCCTGGATACGAGAAAGGGTCACCTAAACGTGCAAACAAAGTTGGACATTATCGCAGACTTGAAGAAAAGCAAGGCAAAGCTAACATGCCTGGGCATGTTAGAGCTAGTATTAATTGGAATACACTTAAACGTATGAACGGCGACAAATATTCGGAAGAGATTGTCGACGGTATGAAAGTTATTGTGTGTAAACTGAAGCAGAATCCACTAGGGTATACAAGTGTTGCATATCCAACGGATCAAATGCGTTTGCCAGAATGGTTCAAAGAACTTCCGTTTGATGATTTAGCAATGGCAGAAACTATTATTGATAATAAACTAGACAACTTAATTGGTGTGTTAGACTATCCATTAGAAGATACTAAACGTCACAATACGTTTACTAGCTTGTTTGACTTTGGGGATCAATAATGCTTGTACGTGGTAATAAATTTAATTATAACGATGATTTAATGGAGCATCAAACAGGCATCTATTTAACTGAACTTAATCCGTTTACATTCCAGATGTTAAAAAAAGATGCAATGCAAGGTATAGACAACATAATAGAATCTTCTGGTAAAACAAAAGATTACCTATTACAAATGTTTCAACCTGATCTTCCACAAGAATTGTTTTTTACAGAACCTACCAAAAGTAGAAATAGTTTAGAAACAGAACTTATGAAACTTGCAAATGTGTATATAAACACATATCCTGATATAGAATCTGAGTTATTAGTTAGTGATATTGATACAATAGATCAAGCAGACTTGTATATAGAAAGAATGTGGATAAATTATCAAAGACCTACTGAATTTTTACCGCTACATTTACATTCAGGACTTCTAAGTTTTGTTGTTTGGACACATATTCCGTATTCATTTAATGACGATTTAGGTGCTCAGTCGTACTCTGCAAGCAAAGATAGAATAGGTAAATTTGAATTTGTGTTTTGTAATTCGTTAGGTGCAGTTCGGACATTACGACTGCCAGTTGACACCTCATTTGAAGGAACAATTTGTATATTTCCTGCAAAAATGTATCACCAAGTGTATCCGTTTTACAATGTCAATGACTTTAGAGTAACAGTGTCTGGAAACATTAGAGTTAGGCGAAAGCATTAAGAGAACTATAATATTTTGGAGTAAGAATATGAAGATTAAATTAGAAATAGAAATTGATACAGAGAGTGAGCAAGACCTAAATACTATTGAAGAGGTTATTGAAAAGATAACTGAATTAAAGGAAATAATGTATGAAAGTACTGATTAATGACATAGGCGGTATAATTGCTAAAGAAGATGAACGTTATATTGTTAAAGATAACACAATATTAAACAATCTAGTAGTTAGCAGTACTCGACTGCAACAACGCAAAGCAACAACGGGCCATGCCCATCCAGGACAAGAAGAAGTATATTACTTTATTGAAGGTACTGGTAAGATGGAATTAGACGATGTAACAATTAAGGTACAACCAGGTGATGTTGTATTAATTGAAGACGGAGTATTCCATCGTGTACATGCAGGCATGCACGAAGAACTATATTTTGTATGCGTATTCAATGGGAAGAGGAATCACACATGAAGGGATTAATTATATTAATAGTTATATTTTCTCTGGTAGTGGTTACAGGAGTTTATGGACTTTACAACATAGTAACCCGAGAAAAGGCATGTATAGACGGTGTGTTATACGAGCTTAAACTTTCTTCTGGAAATAATTACTGGACAGGCACTGGAGATCTTTGTCAACCTGTGTCAAAGGAGTCAATAGAATGAAAGTAGGATTTACTTGTAGCACTTTTGATTTATTACATTCCGGCCATGTGCAAATGTTACGTGAAGCAAAAGATCAATGTGAGTATTTGATCTGTGGATTGCAAGTAGATCCTAGTCAAGATCGTAAAGAAAAAAACGCTCCTATACAAACTGTTGTGGAGCGGTATACACAACTTAAAGCAGTAAGTTATGTAGATGAAATTATTCCGTATGGTACAGAACAAGACCTAGAAGATATCTTGACAATGTACAATATTGATGTTAGAATATTAGGAGAGGAGTATCGCGACAAAGACTTTACAGGAAAAGATATCTGTAGACGGCGCGATATAGACTTACATTTTAACAAAAGAGATCATCGTTTTAGTTCAAGTGATTTAAGGAAAAGAGTTTGTGAACAATAAATTTATATTTGATGTAGACGGTACACTAACACCTAGTCGTGACCATATAAACTTAGACTTTGCTATATGGTTTGGTGACTTCTGTTTAATGAACGAAGTGTACTTAGTTACTGGTAGTGACAAAGCTAAAACTGTCGAACAGGTTGGATTAGATATTTACAATAAATGTGAACGTGTTTACCAATGTTCAGGTAGTGATGTTTGGGATGCTGAAACAAATATACTTAAAAGCGGATGGACATTGCCTGAGCTAGCAAGGACATTTTTAATTAGTTGCGAGTACGAAAGCCTGTTTAGTTTGCGCACAGGTAATCATATTGAACAACGCAGTGGTATGGCTAACTTCAGTGTTGTAGGACGTAATGCAAATGCAGAACAACGTGCAAAGTATGTAGAATATGATACTGTTAAAAATGAGCGTATTAATATAGCAAGTGCATTTAATACAATGTTTCCAGACTTACACGCAACAGTAGGTGGTGAGACTGGTATTGATATTGCTCCTCGCGGTGCAGATAAGTCACAGATATTACGCGACTTTAAAGAAGATGACACCATACATTTTTATGGTGATGCAATGTTTGAAGGCGGTAATGACTTACCATTAGCATATGCACTAAAAGACTTTCAGCTAGGCTTTTCGCATCAAGTCGATGGCTGGCAACATACATGGGAGAAACTACGTGAACATTTTACTAACGGGTCATAAAGGATTTATAGGATCTAGCTTAATAAAAGCACTCGAACTAAATCATACTGTTACAGGTATTGATTTACAAGATGGTGTTGACTTATTGACTTGTGATTTTCCAAATAAAGACTTTGATTTAATTATACACTTAGCAGGCCGGTCGGGTGTGCGTGAAAGCATTAATGATCCAAGTGCATATTGGATGAATAACGTAGAAGCAAGCAGACGCTTGTTTGATCGTTATGAGAATACACGTATACTATATGCGAGCAGTTCGAGTGCTTACGAGCCCGATTTGAACCCTTACGCGGCGTCTAAGTATGTACTAGAAGAACTTGCATCTCGTTATCCTAACACATTAGGTATGCGTTTTCACACAGTATATTCTAATACACCGCGTAAAGATATGTTCTTTGACAAACTGTTTAATAATAAACTAGAGTATGTTACAAGACATCATAGAGATTTTGTACACTTATATGATTTAATTGATGCTATTAATATTTTAATAGAAGCTGATTATGTTAAAGGTGTACTTGATATAGGCAATGGGGTTCCTTTTCGAATCCAAGACTTAGCACCAGACTTACCGGTGCGTCTAAATACCCCAGGAGAGCGACAATGGACTTGCGCTAATATAGAAAAAATGAAGGCGCTTGGCTATAAACCTAAATATAGTATAGAAAAGTACTTGACATCTTTGAAGAAAGATAATATAATTAAACTTGAAATGGAGAAAAATAAATGAAAGATATCTTACAAGACGTAGTTGCTCACACACATTCGCTAGGCTTTATTAGCTTAGTTAAAGTAACTAATGACGGTAGTACACAGTTTGATGCAATGGCAGAAGACCGTAGTGTTATTCTAAGTGCAGAAGCACATGCGCCAGTAGCAGAGTTTACAGGCACGTTTGGTATGCCTAACTTAGACAAGCTGGCATTGCACTTGAAAAATCCAGAGTACAAAGACAATGCAAACATTGCAGTAGTCGAAGCAGAACGCAATGGTGAAACTATTCCGACACATATTCACTTTGAAAATGCAGGTGGAGACTTTGAAAACGATTATCGCTTTATGAACAAAGCAATTATTGAAGAGAAGTTGAAAACAGTTACATTTAAAGGTGCAAGCTGGAATGTTACACTTAACCCGTCGATGGCAAGTATTGCACGTATGAAGTTAATGAGTGCAGCGCATGCAGAAGAGCCTACATTTAATGTAAAAACTACTGATGGCAACTTGGTGTTTAGCTTTGGTGATGCAAGTACACACGCAGGTGAGTTTGTATTCCAGCACGGAGTTGAAGGCACACTACAGCACACATGGAGTTGGCCTGTAGCACAAGTACAGAGTGTATTAAACTTAGATGGTGATGCTACTATGAGCATTTCAGATCAAGGTGCTATGCAAATTAGTGTAGACAGTGGAATGGTTAAGTATAATTATATTTTACCAGCGCAGAGCAAGTAACTATGAACAAAGACCTAACAACAGCGCAACAAGATTACGCACATTTCTTACCTGCACTTAGTGGCTTCTATGCAACTTATGTGGGTAAGCAACGCTATCCTGATCCTGTAAATGGTCCGTATGTTCCTGATACACGTATGCCTAATAACTTTGCAAATGGTATGGAAAGTCTTAACTATCTCAATGCTAAAGAAGGAGCGTTCACATACAAGTGGACGCTTTACTCTGCAGGACACGCTGAGTTAGACATTAACAAGCATAGTCCCAAGGAAGACATGATCCGTAACAGAGATCGTGATAATACTTGGGCACTAGGTGATAGTGGTGGTTTCCAAATTGGTAAAGGTGTGTGGGAAGGCGATTGGAAAGATCCTAATTGTCCTAAAGCACAAAAGAAACGTGATGGCGTTCTACGTTGGATGGATGCATACATGGACTACGGTATGATCCTTGATATCCCAGCGTGGGTTGCACGTTCACCAGCAGGTGCTGCGGCAACTGGAATTAGCACATATGATGAAGCTGTTAAAGCAACTCGCATTAACAACGACTATTGGATGAAGCATAGAACAGGTGCTTGTAAGTTCCTTAATGTATTGCAAGGTGAGAATCATGCAGACGCTGATGACTGGTACGAGCAAATGAAAGACTATTGTGATCCAGTTAAGTATCCAGACAATCACTTTAATGGGTGGTCAATGGGTGGTCAGAATATGTGCGATGTACATCTATTACTTAAACGTATTGTTACGATGCACTACGACGGCATGCTACAAAGCGGTATACACGATGTAATGCACTTCCTAGGTACAAGTAAACTAGAGTGGGCATGCTTACTAACAGACGTACAACGTGCTATACGCAAGTACTATAACCCCACTATGATGCTTACATTTGATTGCGCAAGTCCGTTCTTAGCAACAGCTAACGGACAAGTGTATACATCTAATGAAACTCCTGATAGAGGCAAGTGGACTTACCGAATGGTGCCTAGTGTTGATGAACTAAAGTATGCTACTGATACACGCACATTTAAAGATGCAACGCTACAAGACGGTATTTTTAAAACATTTGAAGACAGTCCGATCACTGATGGATTATTAGTTAATGATATCTGCACATATAAAAAAGGTGATCGTAATAAAATTGGAACACCTAAAGTAAGTGCAGGAGAAGTTGAACTTGACAAGAATGATAATCCTGTGCTTGATGAAAATAAACAGCCAATTGTGCGCAAGAAAGATTCAACAAGTTGGGACAGTTTTAGTTATGCCATTCAAATGGGTCACAATGTATGGACTCACATTAATGCTGTACAAGAAGCAAATAGACAGTATGACGCTGGTGTTGTTCCTAAAATGCTTGTGCAAGAACAGTTTGATAGAGTGTTGTTTAGAGATGTTATGGAAGAGATATTCTCTGCAGGATCTAAAGACGAATCGTTAGCGTTGATTGACAAGTACTCTAAATTTTGGATGGCTATTCCAGGTACTAGAGGTGCAATCGGTAAAAAGACTGTAAACAGTTCAACATTCTTTGATGCATTGTTTGATGTAGAAGAAACTGTCGAAACTGTTGACGAATTAGATGAAACTAAGTTGGAGGAACTTGAGGATGAGCAATTATGACTCTACTGAAGATAAGCTTAAAGCACATTACGCAGAACTAAAACGTAAGCATAGAGACCTTGACAACGATCTAATTGAACGTTTTAATAATGAAACAATTACTGATGAAGTTCGTAGAATGAAGACTATGAAACTTTACTTAAAAGATGAAATGCATAGAATTAATGCATATCTAGTGCAAAAAGGTTTAGAATGAAACGAGATTACGACACAGGCGAAGCAAACGACATTATCTTCTTTACAGGTACAGAAGTTGAAAAGACTCCTGCATTTGGATTAAAGACATTGTTTGTTACAGGTATTCAGAGCTTTCATGATATTATGGAGTTCTACAACAGAGAAGATTGTAAACATATCTTCTTTGGTGCTAATCACAGTTACAAGCCTGTTGTCTCAGATGAGTTCGAAGACTGGGATCTTATGATCCGTGCGTTTACAGATCAAGGTATCTTATGTAGTTTAGACATTCCAAGTAATATTAACTTAGAATGGTTCATGGATGGTGGTCTTATTGAAAGCAATAACTTTATTCCGCAACTAAGAGTTGTAATACCATACGTCAAACAATGGAACTACAACACAATGATTAAGATCGACGACAAAGATTTTAAAGCATCTAATCCAGGCGTCTGGTGCCATAGCTTACATGATTTAATGGACCGTGATAAATTTACGGATTGGAGTAAATATGGCCTTGACAAAGTACTAAAGTGAAAGTATACTAGTAATATGCAAGAACGCTATCATAACTATATGTTACGCAGAATGAAGGAAGACAGAATGACACAAGAAGCAAGCAGAAGCGTCTGGGTAACCTTTCGTAAAGAAGGTGTCCATATGTATCCGGGTGCAGACACAGACCCAAAATTAGCAACAGGCGAGTGGGATGATGTTTCATTCCTAGGCATTCCGCATCGTCATATTTTCCACTTTAAAGTTCGCATCCAAGTATTTCACAACGATCGCGATATTGAGTTTATTCAGTTTAAACGCTGGATGGAACGGTTGTATGCACAGGATGTAATACAACTGGATCACAAGAGCTGCGAAATGATCGCAGATGACTTGTACAAAGAGATTTCTGCAAAATATCCCAGCCGATTTGTAGAGATTGATGTTGCCGAAGATGGCGAAAACGGCTGTTCAATTTTTTATCCCCAGTCATAACAAGAGGAATATATTATGACAATTGAATTCAATCGCACTGCGTACACGAAAGTGTTTAACGACTTAGAAGCGTATCGTGATTATTGTCGCTTTGAAGGCAAAGTGTTTAACGAAGCAGCACTTTATAGTAAGGAAGATCCTACGTGGATTGCTTACCAAAAGTATCAAGGTTGGCTCCGTGCTAAAGCACGTAATGGTGGTCGAGACTTTGTACCGCGTGAACGCAAACCTAACCCACGTTACAACAGCAACCGAGGATAAAAACTAATGACAATCTTTATTGTAGACATTGAAGCAGTAGACACACGTTACACTAAACAGTGGAAGGAGTATCTACCTAAACAACTTCGGCATGCTACAAATGAAGAAGTTGTAGTTATTAGTGGTGGAGAGACTCCTCAGGCAACTACGCCTGGGGCGTTTCTCAACTTCGGTGGTACTAACGTTTACAAAAGTAAACAACTAGAAACTATCGGTGAAATGTTCTGCAAAGGACAAGTAACCGATGGGGACTATTTCTTATACACAGATGCTTGGAACCCTACTGTTATACAATTAAAGTATATGGCAGAACTATTAGGTGTTGAGATTAGCATCGGCGGCTTATGGCATGCTGGTAGTTACGATCCACATGACTTCTTAGGTAGACTAATAGGTGACAAACCGTGGGTTAGACATGCTGAAATGTCAATGTACGAATGTTATGATGACAACTTTTATGCTACAGACTTCCATATCGATTTGTTTACAGACACTATGATGGACAATTATGATATTGATATGGATAAGGCAATTAAAGTCGGTTGGCCTATGGAGTATCTTAAGGATAGCTTAGTACAATATAAAGGTATGCAAAAACGCAATTTAATCTTGTTTCCGCATAGAGTTGCACCAGAGAAGCAAGTTGATATCTTTAGAGACCTTGCAGAGCGTTTGCCACAATACGAGTTTGTTGTTTGTCAAGAACAAGAACTTACAAAGAACGAATATCATAACTTGCTAGGCGAGGCTAAGATGGTGTTTAGTGCTAACTTGCAAGAAACACTTGGCATTAGTTGGTATGAAGGCGCATTAGTCGATGCTATTCCTATGGTACCTGATAGACTAAGCTACAGTGAAATGGCACTACCTGAGTTTTTATATCCAAGTGAATGGACTGAGAACTATGATGCTTACACATATCACAGAGACAAAGTAGTTGCACAAATTGTAAACTATATGGAAAACTTTGATGATTTACAAGTATCTTTAGAGAAACAACGCACAAAACTAAACAAAGAGTTCTTTAGCGGCAAATTACTGTATGAAACAATTAAACAATAAGGAAATTCATAATGTCTATGAATCACGATGCAAAACCTAAAGACAATGAACTAGAACGAATGAAGGCAGAGTTTCTTGCTAAAGGTGGTGAAGTTACTAAAGGCAAAACAAAACCTATGCCTAGCGAGCTTGGTATTAGTAATAACACTTGGAATAATAAATTAACTAAAGCAGAAAAAGACTCAAAGGCGAAAAATGATTAAAGTAACCGCTTTTCTTATACTATTCCTTCTAACAGGCTGTTCCACAACAGCAGCGATTGTAGACGTAACTGCAACAACTGCAATATATGCAGGCAAGACAGTCGTAAACACTGTAGATTTAATAACCCCTGATATAATTAACTAAGGACTAACTATGATTAAGAAACATTATTACAGCTGGACTGACATTGAACGTATGTGTGTAAGCATCGTTAATCAAATGTACGCAGACAATTGGCGTCCTGATTATATTGTAGGACTTACACGCGGCGGCAATGTACCTGCTACTATTATTAGTAATATGACTGGCATACGTTGCGAAACACTTAAAGTAAGTTTGCGTGACGACGAACAAGGTCCTGAAAGTAATCTTTGGATGGCCGAAGATGCATTTGGTTATGAAAAAACGACAATGAACATCCTTATTGTAGATGATATCAACGATACCGGTGCTACTTTTAATTGGATCAAAGAAGACTGGCCATCGGGCTGTATGCCAATGGAGCATGATCGATGGAATGCAGTATGGGGCAGCAATGTTCGCTTTGCTACACTAACAGATAATAGTGCAAGTAATGCCGAAGTTCCTGTTAGTTATACTTGTCACGAAATTAACAAAGCAGAAGAAGATGTATGGACTGTTTATCCCTGGGAGAATGTAAGTGAATACTAAACCTTGGACTGATGTATTAATTGATACAAGAGAATATACAGTTTATAAAGATAAATTTCCAGTTACAGAAGGACACGTTCTATTTGTTCCTAAGCAAGAGAACTGGAAAGGACTAACAATATGTTTCGAAGCCGCATACAAATGGGGCTACGATTGGGTTGAGCGTGGCTATTGTGATGCGTTCAACATAGGACAAAATGTTGGCAAGGCGGCAGGTCAGACTGTCGATTACCCACATGTCCATTTAATTCCACGCCGTGAGGGTGATATGGAAGATCCGCGTGGCGGGGTACGTCACGTTATACCAGAGAAAGGAAACTACCATGCGTAGTATGATGATTGAGGCAGCACGGAAGCATGCCGAAGGCGCACTTGCATTGCATAGAGCAAACATTGAAGTGTACTTAACTAACCCAGCCGGTATTGGCGAACACAGTGATGTGATGGAAGCTGTTCAAGCAGAGCTTGATAAAATGGCTGAAGCAGATGATCGTTTAGAAATGTTATCTAAATATTTTGCTTGACATTTACCTAAATAGGTAGTATAATAAAACAATATAAGACATCCACGTCTTTAACTCGGAGTATTAAATGAATAAAGCAGAAGAAATAAAAGCTCGCCTAGTACAAGCAGACATGCGTTACTGGGCGGGTGACAACATCAGTGCAGTGTTGCACGAAGGCGATAAAGAACAACTTATTGACGAAGCAACTGATGCATTTGAAGATGTATTAGATGCACTAGTAATTGATCGCTTTAACGATCCTAATAGTAAAGGCACTGCAAGGCGCCTAGCTAAAATGTACTACAATGAAATTATGGCAGGGCGCTATGACCCAATGCCTAGCGCAACAGCATTTCCTAATGATAGTGCCAACCGTTATTACGGTATGCTAGTAGTACGCAGTGAACTAAAAAGTATGTGTTCACATCATCACCAGCCTGTTACAGGCACAGCATACATTGGTATTATTGCTTCTGATAAACTTATCGGACTTAGTAAGTACACACGTATTGCACAATGGTGTGCTAGGCGCGGCACATTGCAAGAAGAACTTGCAAATGATATTGCAAGAGAAATACAAGCCGCAACTGATGCAAAACACTTAGGTGTTTATATTCAAGCAACACATGGCTGCTGTGAGAACCGAGGTATTATGGCAACAAGTAGTTTAACACAGACTACTGTGCTTAAAGGTAGTTTTAAAGAAGATATGGGCACAAAGAAAGAGTTCTTTGACAACATTAAATTACAGCAGGAATATGCACGATGATAGAATCTCCAGTATTTGAAAAAGGCTATCCATCGCATGAAGCAGTAAACAGAAAGTCAAGTATGAAACTAAGATATTCAGAAGCGTTCTATAGCGTACAAGGCGAAGGTAAATTTGTAGGAGTACCTAGTGTGTTCTTACGTACCTTTGGTTGTAACTTCCGTTGCATGAACTTTGGACTTGGCAAAGATGAGCCTAGTCGTGCTGAGAAGCACGAAGCAGGGCAACGATACAATCAAGAAGTATTAGACTTACTAGACAGTGGCATTATTGCAAAGACTGAAAAGTTTACAGACTTGCCTATCATTCATACAGGGTGTGATACTTATGCAAGTATCTATCCTGAGTTTAAAGACTTTAACAAACTTGCAGAAATTGATGAAGTAGTAGAACATCTACTATCGCTTACTCCAGAAGGTAAGTGGACCATGGATAACGGTCAAGATATCCATCTTATTATGACTGGCGGCGAACCGCTACTTGCTTGGCAACGGTTGTATGTTGAGCTGTTTGAACACCCACGCATGAAGGATTTAAAAAATGTCACATTTGAAACAAACACTACACAAGTATTACACAACGACTTATACGACTATCTCAACAATAGTAACAGGATTACTGTCACGTGGAGTTGTTCGCCTAAGCTATCCGTTAGCGGAGAATCTTGGATGGACGCTATTAAGCCTGATGTCGCTCTTAACTATTCCACTGTTGATGGCAGTGATCTTTATCTCAAATTTGTTGTTGCTGATCGTGCAGATATCGATGAAGCTGGTAGAGCTGTGCAAGCATATCGTGATGTCGGCGTTGAGTGTCCAGTATATTGTATGCCGCTTGGGGGACGCTCAGAAGAGTATGTCCTTAATGTTAAAGAAGTGGCGGAAGTTTGTATGGAAAAGGGATGGCGATTCACTCCAAGACTCCACATCAGCTTATTCGGAAATGCCTGGGGTACTTAGGGAACCTAAGTACATTAATGATGTACACAAGACAGCAATGACTGCTCAAATTGACAAAGAAAATTTAGACGATAAACTAAGAAGAAAAGGATTAATATGAAAACATTTATTAAAAAGATAACAGGTATTACTGCAAGAGAAGATAAGCTAAGAGAAGAAGCAAAGCGAGAACACGCAGTAAGAGAAGAAACTGCTAATCGAACTCCTGAAGAAACTAGGCGGGCAGCTCTTGAATTAGAGAAGGTTGCAGCTACTAAAGCAGGCGAAGCATGGGTTGCTGTACTGGATACACAAGTTAATCCTGATAATATTAAAAACGGATTCTTTGAGCTTGATTGGAACAATGAATTTATTGAGCAACTGTTAGACGCAGGTTATTCAGGCGAGTCAAATGAACAAATTGTAGATTCATGGTTTAGAACAATTGTATCTCAAATGCTACAAGAAGAAGGCGAAACTTCTACTGATAGAGATATGGGATATATCAATGTTGTTCCTATAGACAAAGGTAAAAGTTCAGTATCATGAAGTATGTAATAGACATTGACGGAACTATCTGTAATGAAATATTCAATCCAGACGGCACAAAGAACTATGCACTACATCAACCTATAATGGATCGTATTGCTAAAGTAAATGCACTATACGATGCAGGTCATACAATCAAGTATATGACAGCTAGAGGTGCAGTAAGTGGTGTAGACTATTATAGACTAACCAATAATCAATTAATAGAATGGGGTGCAAAACATCATGAACTTAGTGTTGGTAAGAAAGAACACTATGATGTTTGGATTGATGACAAAGCGTTTTGGAGTGAAAACTTCTTTCGCAGTACAGGAGAAAGCTATGAATAATATTAGAGAATGGGTATTTGATTGTTGGAATAGTGTAATGGATCACGAAAAGAATCCGTTAAGTGCAATTCCAGACTTTAGCACACGACATATGATTATGCAAGTACTTGCATGGATGTGGTGTATTGTGTTTGGTATTATTGTAGGAAGTATGTGGGCAGGTATTGCTAGTATGCTACTACACGTATTACTAATAGCCGCAATTGCTATCACAGTAGCAACGTTTGAAACAGCGAAGCGTAAGCCAAATGTATTTGGTGCTTACAGTGGTCGTGCAAACGGTGGCGAACATGAGTGATTACACATGTGACAACTGGGTAGTTATCAAGATGAAAGGCGATGATCCTCACTATCGTCTTCTTGTTGGAACATCTGGAGGCTACTTAGAAGGCAACAGTTGGCGCATGAACAGTGGCATTACGAAAGTAGAAGAGGACACAGCGTTCTATTACTTCTCTGGTTCTAGTGGGTCTCGATATCGTTGTTGCAACTTTACAAAATCGTCGTACACACTAAGAATGAACAATGCTGGTATTTGGGATCAGCTTCAGCAAATTCACGGCGACAAAGTTGAGATGATGCCAGAAGATACAGACTGGATGAATATGGACTGGATTATATCATGAGTAGACTTGAAGAACTAAAGGCTTTTGCTGAGACATTAGATGCTACTGCTGATGCTGCTTTTGGTTATGCTGCCAATGCTGCCGCTAACGCCGCTCACCGCCTTGCCAGTGATGCTGCTGATGCTTATCAAGCTGAACTAAAGAAAACA